TAATGCGTCAGGTTTTAGCATGTCGCAGTTATCAGGTCTGCATAGGTTGTAGCCCTCGCCAGTAACAAACAGCAAGGCTGGCACTAGGCCAGTGCCTTTCCAGTATACTGCCTGCTGCGCTACCTGATTCCAGGTGGGTTCAGTCTTTGGCTTGGGTATACGCCAAGTCCTTGTGCCATCCTTCTTGGGCGGGTTGGCTACAGGCAGGCTGCATTTTAGGTCAATCTGTCTTGTGTCATCAGCGTAATCCAAGAACATAATGGTAGGTATGTCTAGCCTGTCATCTTTAAATACACGCTGGTATTCACCCACCATCTCCACGTTCTTGCCAAAGTATTCTTCTGTGCCTCTGACTGCATGACCTATCATTTCTGGGATAGCTTCCTTGCAAGCCTCGAATACTTCCATGTCCTTGCCGTTATCCCATTTAATAGGCTTGTATTCCATATACTCTGTCATGGCATGTCTTACTGCCTCGCCTAGTGTCAAGCCCTCTTGCTGGCCTCTGACGGGCGAGTAATCATGCAGCCCAAAGTAATGGTCGCAGCCCTGCTGTACTATCTGCCCTGCCCTTGGCCTGGCTGACATAGGAAACTGCATCTTGTATTCTTTGCGGATGTATAGTTTGAACAGGTTTTCATAGGTGGATTGCGTACCACCCGATGCGCTGTTGTGATAACAACCGAAATCTTTACGATAGTCTGGAATAGTATATTCCAAGTGACCCTCCATGTGACGCTATGCGTTTTCAATAACCTGTCTTACCAACCCATTGCCAATCTGTCAACACTGATATATGGTGTTTGCATGTATTTACAGGATTACATTAGAGAACAAAGACTTAGCATGAGGCGGTTTGCTTGGAAAGCTGGCTTGTCTGTCTCTGCTGTGTCTCGCATACTATCTAATCAGCGTTTCCCTACGCCCGAATCTATGCGGCGTATCTCTCTAGCAACTGATGGAAAGGTAAAAGCTAATGACTTCTACGAACAACACCACAGCCAGCGACTACGTTAACTGCCCTGACTGCGGCGGGGCTGGTGAATATGAGGTTGAGGTCGAGGTGATTGACCATGCCAACGGCGGGTTTATTAAAGGTATTATGCAGACTTGTGAGTTTTGCGATGGTGACGGTGAGGTGCATGAAGAAGACGCAGCCGAGTTTCTCATTCATGTAGAGTTTGAACAATGACCAATCCGTTTCTTCTGCCAGAAGGTAACGTGCAGATTAGTTTTTCTGGGGGCAGAACTTCAGCTTACATGCTGTATAAAATACTTGAGGCTAACGATGGACTGCCTGACAGCGCGGTTGTTGCGTTCCAAAACACTGGCAGAGAGATGCCGCAAACTTTGGATTTTGTGCAAGAGGTTTCTGAAAAATGGAACGTGCCTATAGTGTGGCTTGAATATGACATAATAGGGGATAACAAAAACTATTTTAAGATTGTGAATCACAAAAGTTGTAGCCGTGACGGTGAACCATTTGACAAGCTGATTGACAAGTATGGCAGGCTGCCTAACGCAAGGTTTCGTTTCTGCACTGGTGTATTGAAGATGCAAACAGGCCAGAAGTATCTTAAATCTTTGGGCTGGAAACGATGGAAGAACGCTGTTGGAATTAGGGCAGATGAACCCCGACGCCTCAACAAAAAAGAGGATGGCAGCGTGGAGTTGTTTTATCCATTAGGCGTTGCTGGTAAAACCAAGCGTGATGTTGAGGCTTTCTGGATGCTGCAACCTTTTGATTTAAGACTACCTATGCACAATGGTAAAACCATGAAAGGCAACTGTGATTTCTGTTTCCTCAAAAGCGAGGCAACTCTTGCTATGATGGCGCGGGAACACCCAGAGTTAGCGCAATGGTGGATTGATGCAGAAAAAAGATTAGACAATCGTTTTGAACGCAAGAGAGATATGGCTAGTTTAGTTGAGTTTGTCGAACGTCAACAGGATTGGGTATTTGATGAGACAGATTACTTTTGCCAAGTTGATGGTGGGGAGTGTACAGGATGACCAATGGACGCAACAAAGGGGCTTCATTTGAGAGATTTATAAGCGGTGAGATTTTCTCTGCCCTTGGTGTCGAGACAAAAAGAGACCTGGAACAATACAGATTAGCTGGCAAAGGTGACTTGATTGGTCTTGATGGGTGGTTGATAGAGTGCAAGCGGTACGCAAACACGACAGCCAATAATATCCACAAAGATGCTTGGTGGTCACAAACTTGCGGCGCTGCGTTATTAACAGGTGAAAGGCCAGTTCTCATTTACAAGTTTGACAGGCAACCGATTCGCTGCGTTGTGTATCTCTCAGCTATCAACGATGCTTTCTCTAATAAGGATGACATAGCCACGATTAGCTTTGAAACGTGGTGCATGTTAGTGCGGGAATCATTTTGTTCTTGACAGGTTTTTTGGTTTTTATATAATCCGCATTAGCGGTGTTAAGCATAACAAGTTAAGCATCACTTGTTGAGCCAACCCAAGTACCTATTGCAAAAAGGAAAGGGTGCCAAACTTGTTAAGCATAACTTGTTAAGCCTAGCACCCATTTCTCTTTTATTTATTTCTCCTCGTTTCTCTCCATCCAAAGCGCGTCCAATGCTTTGATAGACTTGCCAAGCATCGTTGGCATCCTTGTGTTAGGTTTGCCACCGCATACAAAGTCACCAAAGTCACTGCTTGCTGATACTGGCCCTCTGCAAGTCCAGCCGTGTACATCACTTCTTATTATAAATTTCCATTCGCGCTTACCCTTATCATTGTCTTTGCCTTTCTCTATCATGGCATCCTTCATTGGGTAATCATAAATGATTATGTCTGCATCTCTGATGCAAGAGTCTATGTTCATTCTCATTTCTATTTCTCCTCAAGTTCGATTGTTTCCAAGGCCATTTCCAAGACCTTGGGTATGCTTGTCTCGCCTAGTTCATAGGCTTGTATTGTGCGGCGTGATAACCCTAGCTTTTCAGCAAATGATTGCTGCGTATAACCAAGGAAAGACCGCCTTTCTCTAAGTTCATTCGGTGTCATTTCTCTACCCAGCTTTTCTCTGATGCGTCTGTAATTGCAGCAATGCCCCATGAATCGAGGCTATCGCCGTGTATGTTCTGCAAGGCAAGGATTTGCTGCCTTGCCTCGTCTTTTGTGTCGCATAGCTGCCAGTCGTCTTTATAGGTTGTCTGGTCTGCTATGTTGGTTGTGAATTTAATCCGATGAAATACTAGCTGCACGCCTTCCCCTCCTATGGTTTAATAGCGATTTAAAGGCCACTGACAGCCCTCTAGCCGTCAATGGTAGTGTTTGCCGCCTTTGTTTTATTTGCTGGCTTGTGCAAGCTGTATAATCCTTAGCAAATACTCGCGTTCTGCTTGTGTTAGCTTTGCTGCTACCGCTTCCATGTTTTCGGTTGAGTTATCCGCTGCAATTGCGATAGCTGCGTTAAGGACATTGTTTTGTGTTTCTAAGGTTAGCGTCTGCATGGTTTGTTTATTCCTCTTGTTGTGGTTCATATAGTAGACGATTAAGGGCAGGCTATTATTGTGCTGCCCCTAACTTTAGTAAGACAAGCCAGCACGGTCACATAACCGCACATAGCGCGATAACACATTGCCCATGTGGGTTAGGGTTAGGTCATCAAAGCTGTTTAGAATGTCGCTGAATATGTCATCGTCATCAGGGAAGCCTAAGCCAGCTTGAAAGCCCCATTCTGTCGGAATGTCGGCATCTCTGAATTGTAAAACGTCACAAATGCGAAAATGCCAGTTAAGCGCGGTTCCCCATTTATCGTGCCAATCATCCAAAGCCATTTCGATGCGTAGTTGTTTGAACTTTGTCATAGCTTGCCCCCTATTTGCTGCGTCTTGCGCCATAAACAGCAAGCCCCATACCAGCTATCAAAAGCCCTATCTGCAAGGCAAATGCTGCGTTGGTCATTGGCTCGTGCATACTTGATGCAAATAAGACCATGAAAAGGCCAAGGCCTATTGTTAGCTTGTTAGCCATTAGTTTAAATCCTCTAGCTTGATGTCACCGGCCTTGATTGCTTTTTCTGTCTGGGCTTTGTTCATGCCCAAAAAGCTGTTGCGGTATTTGCCGGTCGTTGTCGAGTAATCCCACCGGCCGCGGTCGAGTGTGACATTGCCTTCGTTATCCCTAAAAGCTATGACTGTTTGATAGCTTTGGAAATACTGGCCTTTGTCTGTCCAGATTAGAAACTGGTTTTTGACCTTGTTGCCTGATGATGACGTCATATTCATAACTGTTGGTGCTTGCATTTTAAAACCCTCCATAAATGCGTTTGCGTTGTCGGCCTTCGCCGCATAGCCAGCCCTAGCAGGGCAAGCCATGAGGCGGCAGGGTTGCCCCTGCCAGCCGATTACGTCACCACTCGCCAAGAACAATTCTTATCCTGTTTTCTACCTTGCGCAGCTTGTCACCGTCCAGCCGGTAATATTTAAACGGCCTGATGTTATGGCAACCTCTAGGCCGCTTGCCTATGGTAATGACCTCACCCTCTGATGAACTTCCCGGGAAAGCTGCGTTTTGCTTTGCCAGTGTCTTGCCTGCATCGGTCAATGATTTAGCATGTGACCAGATAACAAACCCGCCGTTTGCTTGTGATGGTGTGTGATAATAAATAGTCATTGTTTAACCCTCCAATGAAAATGTTGTTGCGTTGCGTATTGATACTGCAACGGGCGTTTGGTCTGTTTGGTAGTTATGCTTTAGGTATTCGATAACTTCCACAAGGTCGATATAATCAAGACCCTTGTCGGTCTTGTAGTGCATGAGAGTGGAATAGATATCGGTTGCGATATCATAGTTTGATAATGATTCGATATAGTCGATTTGCATTTGTTAACCCTCCAAGGTTGTTGTCTTGATTGTTAGATAGCGCACTATCTGCGCCATGTCAATACCCCATAGCAAAAAAAGTTTACACATCGCAAAAAGTTTTGTTTATATATATAAGACAGGCAACCGTTGATATTGTTTGGATTTTGTTTTGGGAAGGGTTTGATTTACATTTCACAACACGCACAAAGCACAGGACGACACGCGCTGCAATGCAATCGCCGCGAGCCTATCACAGAATGTTAGGTGTTGCAAATATGTCACAGTGTTGCAGCCAGGCCACAGTCGCACGCGCAACGCAAAACAAAAGCACGCGCCAGCGCAAGGCATGGGGGGCCTGTTTTGCAAGGCGGCACACCCGACAGCGCGCGGCCTGCTTTATATATGTTAAATACTACTATCCAGCACACACACAGGAGTAACCATGACCAAGCTAACCAGACAGCGCACAGACATAATCATATCCAGTATTGCAGACGGGCATAGCATTGTTGACGTATGCGAGGCCACTGGCGTGTCCAGGACTGCGTTCTACCAGCGT